TCATTTGTGTTACTATCAGGTGGGAAAAAATCATCAGTATTTAATTCAGTATCAGTGTTTAAATCCTTTACAATGATATCTTTAGTAGTAACATTTAATATTTTAGATGTAGTATTTTCTACATTTAATATAAATCTATATCTATCTGAATCGAATTTATCTATTTCTAAATAATTTATAGGAATCATACCAATTCTATGCATAATAAATTCATTGTGTAGAGATGATGTATTTTCTATAATATTTACATCTGATTCTTCATATGGTTCGGTTTTAAAACCAATTGTTTCTACTTCACTTAAACATGTTCTCCTTATAGCATTAGATAAACTATTATTTACATTAATTAATTCAAAATTAATAAGATAATCATTATTTTTTTTAGTTATAATTATATCTGATTCTTCCATATAATATTAATAAAGATAAGATTTGTATATTTAAATCAATTTTTAAATATGTGTTTAAAATTTTTTTATAAATTATTTAAATAAAATATAAATGAATAAAAATATAGTTTTTTATAGTAATTATTGTAATTATTCTAAAGAGTTAGTAAATAAATTGTCAAAAACTAAACTACATGATTCATTAATTTATATATGTGTAGATGATAAAAATATTTCATTACCTAATTTTGTTAATGTTGTACCAACTATTTATTTATACGAAAATAAGCAAATATTAACAGAAGATGATATTAATAATTGGGTTAATCAAAATTTACAAACTGACGATGATAATGAAGATGTTATAGCATATCACGGCAATTCTATAGGATTAAGTGGATTTTCTACAAATTTTTCATTTTTAGAAGGTGATAATGATTCGATGATAGCTAAATATTCTTTTCTAGATTCTAGCAGTAAAATTGAAACCCCTAAAGAATTTAATGATAGCAAAACTAATTCCAAAAAAAATTTAGAAAGTTTCATGGCTCAAAGAGAGAATGATATTAAATTACAAAGAAATTAATACAAAGAAATTAATATAAAGAAATAAATCACTATTAATAAATAATGTCTATATTAACTGCATTTAATACACAAATAATAAATTTTTTAGATGAAACAATCAACCTATATCCTAATGATTTAGATTTCTCGACTTTTAAGAATGCTATATTATTATTAAAAAAAACAAATCCAAGAAAAATATATGAATTATTTAATCTATATATAGACAGTTACAGAGGCAAAATAATGAATAGAGATGAAACATTTTTTATTTCAGAATGCAAATACCAAGAGTTTACAAACTACCAAGAATATTACAAAAATAATAGTATAGATATTTCACATGTTATAGATAAACTTAAATTATATTGGACAGATTTATCTGATAACAATAAAGATAAAATATGGAAATACTTAGAAATATTAATAAAGTTAGGTGACATGATGCGTAAGAAAACATAATAAATTATATAGAATATATCATATAATGGAGAGAACTAATATAGAATATTTTAATTATTACTTAAAATTATTTATAAAAAATATTATGGAAAGCTTTCCTGAGTATAAGGATAATTTATTTTCGTCTTATAAAGAACTACTAATTGAAGAAAATTGTAATAACGATAAATATGTTAAAAAAATTATGAAAAAAATAAAGAAATATGGTACTGAAATAACTAATAGAGATGATTTATTATTTGATACTGGAATATGTATTCTTAAAAATATAGATTTTAAAGATTTATGGGAAAAGGATATTTCTAAAAATAATAGAGACAAAATTTGGGAATATATTCAAACATTATATCTTTTAGGAAATACAATAATAAGTGATACTGATAGAATACAGAAATTAGTTAAAAATTTTAAAAATATTAATGCAGATGAATTAGAAACACAAGTTATAGATGATGTTAAAGAAGAGACTAGTGAACCAGATATTAGTGAAGAAGACCAACAATTATTAGATATAATGAATAATTTAAAAAATAATAAAGTAAATGATTCAGATATACCAGATGATTTTTTAAGTAATGGATTAATAGGTAGTTTAGCACAGGAACTATCAGAGGAGATTAAATTAGATGATTTAGATATGGGTGGCTCAAATAATGATGACATATTGGGTAATTTGATGTCTGGTGATAATCCTATGAAATTCATGAATTTATTGCAAAAAGTTGGACAAACAATTCAAAATAAAGTAGAGTCAGGAGATTTAAATCAAAGTCAATTAGTAGATGAAGCTCAAAACATGATGAGCTCATTGAAAGGTAATAATCCATTATTTAACAATATGTTTAATATGGCTCAAAATGCTCAAAAGGCTAGTAATCCGACAAGAGATAAATTAAGAAAAAAATTAGAAGCTAAGAAAAATTCAGAAGATAAAAATAAAAATTAAAATAAAAATTAAAATTAAAATTAAAATTAATTTAATATTTTATAAGTATAAAATATTAAGTTATTAGAAAATATATCATATTATTTTTATAATGTAATTATATATGAATCAAGATATATCCGATAATATATGGATAAAAGATATAGAAATATTATTTAACTCTGAAAGAATAACAGAGTTTATTCCTACAATAGATATGACTAATAATGAGAAACTAAATTCTCTTGTTAGATTATCTTTTTATTTATCAATTATATTAGTATTATGTAAAAATAAACTATCATACTTAGTATTATTTTTTGGGACATTAATATTAACGTATTTAATATATATTTTTAATACGTGTGAAAATAAGGAATTATTTAAAAATAGTAGTAATATAAATATAGAAAAACCATGTAATCTTAACTATAAATATAGATTAAATAAAGATTGTGTTAGACCAACTAAAAATAATCCATTTATGAACGTATTACCAACAGATGATAGAAAAAGAAAACCGGCTTGTAGACTTAATAACAAAATTAAAAAGGAGATAGATACAAATTTTAATAATAATTTATATAAGGATATAAACGACGTATTTAATAGAAATAATTCACAACGTTCATTTTATACTATGCCAAGTACACAGTTAGATAATGAACAAGAAAGATTTGCCAATTGGTTGTATAAGGTTCCAGAAACTTGTAAAGAAGGAAATGGTAATCAATGTGTGGGAAATTTGCATACATCATTAAGAAACCATCATACTGGTACCTAATTTAATAAATTTAACTATTATAATTTAATTCAATATATTAAATTAAATTATAATATATTTATCTTATAGTAATATATATATAATGCCATTAGAAGGAAATAGTGAGTTTTTATCTAATAAACAAGTTCAAAAAAATAATAATACACAACAATTTAGAAATAATAAAGAGACAAAATATGGTAAATTTTCTAGAAATAATAGTAATTGTGTTCAGTTTGAAGGATTTAGCGGACCTCTACAGCAAAAAACTAAACTTAACGAAGATAAATGTTATGAAAATGAAAATAATAAACAAAGTGTTTTTCCGGGAAGATATATGACTAGTAATTATAATATATGTGAATGTGGTATAAATAAAGTAGTAGAATTTGCCACAGAAAATCCATATATGGTTTTTAGAGATGGGTATGGTGTATCCGAATGTAATGTAGATGATAGTTCTAAATTAAGAATAGGAAATACTAGAAAAAATCCTAAATGTAAAAATCAAATATTTCATCGTCCATATTTAACAGTACCTTATATGGGAAGAGGTTCTGGTAATTCAGAAATTGAAACTAAAATGCTACCAGGTGAAAGTACTACACAAAGAAAACAATGTAATACTTTAGCGGGTGTGAGTATAGATAACTATTTTATGCCATTAGTTAAAAATCTTCAAGATAATATCCAAAATCCTAATAATTTAATACAAGAAAATGCTGATAAAAAATGGTTAAGAGGAGGAGTACCATCGCGACAATTAGTTAAAGATATAGATTATTTAGAGAGATGTGGAAAACAATTAAATAAAAGAATAAAAAAATAATTTAAATTATATTTTAAATAGAATCGTAAAAAATTTTATATTATATATATATACAGAATGAGTTCGAACAGATTAATATATGATACTTGTGCCTATAAAACAACTCTTGAGCAAAGTGTTGGACCTTTAGCATATCAATTAAACCCTATAAGATATGAAAATTGTAATAAATGTAGAATTGAACTTGGTACAGTTGGTGGAACTGCTGTTAGCCATATTAAAGGTAACTTAGTTGATTTAGAAACCGATTTAAAGGGTATTACAAGAAAATCATCTCTATGCCCATCTAAGAAATACCAAAATCCTTGCCCTAATGGTGATATAAACAACTGTCAACCAAATAAAATTCATATTCCAAGTTCCGCTTGCAATAAAGCTAGAGATATAAATACAAATTTAGTACATCTTCCATCATGTCAAATGATAAGATACAAACCAGTTCCATTACCTGACCCTACTGTTTTAGAAGGTTGTCCTGCTCCTAACCTTAAACAATACAATAACTAATTAAATTTTTACTATTTTAAGTATTAAAATAAATAAAAATTTATATATATTTAAATGTTAGTATATATTAGGAATGCGTTACACTAAAAAGACTAGACAATATTCTAAAATAAGAAAAAAAAGAAGCAGAATTTTAAAAGGTGGAGGTGAAAATAAATTAACAATAGATATAGGACAAATTGAAAAATTGGCTGATCTTAGAAATAAAAATATTATTACCGATGAAGAATATACTACTACAAAAAAAAAATTATTACAACCAGTTAATAGTTATTCTGGATTAGGAGGAACTATTAATTCTTTAGGCGATAGTTTTGTAACTAAAGGTATTAAAAGTGCTGTAAATATGGTTACTTGGCCATCAAGAACCATGTTTAATACTGCTAAAACATTATTAGGTTATAATAAAGATGAAAATATAAATAACGCAACAAATAATAACCTTAATTCTAATGTTAATAATGCAAATGTTAATAATGCAAATGTTAATAATGCAAATGTTAATAATGCAAATGTTAATAATGCAAATGTTAATAATGCAAATGTTAATGATGCGAATGTTAATATAGATAACACTAATAATGAAAATATGACTAATAATAGTATGAATAATATTAATCCTGGTGTTAAAATCGGTGGTAATATAGAATGCTATGATAAAGTAGAAGACATTTGTAATCATTGTAATAAATCGGATGACTTGTTAAAAATATATGATAAAGTGGTAGATAAATTACAAAATACAAGGGAAATGCATTTTGATGATGCTACTAATAAAAAAATTAATACTCTAACACTTTTTAATATTCAAACAGGTGGAAAAAAAAACACATTTAATAAAAAACGTAATTATAATAAAAAAACTAAAAGAAAATCAAATAATTAAAAATAATCTTAATTTTTTTTATCTATTATAATTATATAATGAGTTTTAATAGATTAAATTATGATACATGTGCTTATAAACATACTTTATCAGAATCTATAGGCCCTGGCGAATATCAAATTAATACACCACCTATTTCTTGTGATCCATGTTTTCCCAAGGATCCATCTTATAGATTACAGAGACAAGGAGCTAGTGTTAATACTAGAACGCCCATGATTGATGTTGACTCTGAATTATTAGGTATTACTAGATTATCAAGTAGATGTCCTTCTAAAAAATTCTTACCCAAAGAAAATAAAAATGGTGAAATTTGCGAAGGAGAACCTCAACAAGATTTTAAAGAATGTGATATGCCTACAGCAGAAGATACCAGAATTAGCAATCCTTCGTGCAATTTAAGAGGTACTGGATGGAATAGATGGGAGTGGTTATGTTTAGATCCACAAGAAAGAGTCCTTATGCCATTTGATTATAATATTAGTAATAGAATTGTAGTAAAAGATAATCATCGTCCATGTATACCAAAACCGATTGATGTAAATCAATCATTGCCTACACCTAATAATAAACCTATTTATACACCAATTGTTAAAACATGTGGTGTACCTACTAATCCACCAAGTGTTCATTGGAGAAGTAGTAACAGTATTCGCGAATATTAAATAATTATTAATATTAAATTAAAAATAAATTATTAAATTTCATTTTAGAATTAAATTTCATTCTAGTATTAAATTTAAATAAAAGCTCTTATAGTTACACTAATTCTTTTCCCCATTTCTAATGCCTTTTTTCCATTTATTTTTGGTATACTATGCTTATAATATTTTTGACATTCACCACCCATTTTTATTAGTGAATTATTATGTAAACAAAATTTTTTCTTATCTTTTGAATCAGATTTACTTTGGACAATAAAATTCCGTTCTTGTCCAAATGAAAAACAGTAAATAGTACTATTTTTTATCAACGATTTTTCATCATCTGCATGTAATCCAATATAATTACGACCATCTTCATACCAATTTACTAAAATACCGTTATAATTTAAACTTTCTTGTGAATTTGTCCACTCTAATAATGGTTTGATAATTTCTGGAACCGGTATAGATTCGTGTGTTATATTAGAAAATTTATAAATTCCCTCACCGTAGTTTTGAAAATATCTAGGGGTATTAATTTCTTTTCCATATAGTTTTATTTTTCCATAATTCTCGGGATGTATACTCCACAATGTATTAAAATCATTTTTACTAAATTTAATACAACCATCTATAGTTTGATAATATTCTAAAAAACTATCTCCTTCATTTAGAATTATTTTACTGTTCATTTTTTTAATAAAGTCAATTTATTAAGTCAATTTTATTATTATTCCTAAAAAAAATATCTAAACTAAATATATTTATGAAATTGCCAATAACTATTGTTGGTGCTGGACAAATGGGTTCTATTTTAGCGTATAGATTAGTTAATAGAGGATATAAGGTTAGAATTTTAGATTCAAGAAAGAAATACCAAAAAGAAAATAATCAAATACCATGGGGTTGGTTACGAAAATTTAGTCTACAATCTACAGCAAAAAAAAGATTAGTAACTTCAGAATTTCCTATTAAAAATATTGAAGATAAGATAAATTTAACATATGGACCGATGTTATTGACTTCTAAAAATAATAAAAGTTTAGATTTATGGAATAAATGGATATCTGACAATCCAGATACAGATGCAAAGGTTTTAAAACCAAACGAAGCATATAAACAATTTAATATAAACGAAGATTACTTTGAAAATAAAGGTGGTGTATTTGAATGTGATAGTAGAGATTGTCTTATGGATTTCAAAATGTTAAATGATTATTTATGGGATACATTAGAAAATAACTCTGATTGTGAATTAATAGAAAATTGTAAAATAGATTCAATTATTACTAATACAGACAATATCGCAACAGATATTGTATCAAATGGTGAATCAATTTCTATAAATAAAGCAATTTTTACTATAGGAAATCAAACATCCAAAATTTTAGACAAGAATATACCTATTGTAAAAATAGATTTACCTTATAGCTTTATTGATAATGTATCCAATCAAAATTATATTGCTTTATGGAATAAAAATAGTAGTATTAATTATTTTACAGATGGAACTGTAAAATTAGCTTGTGGAACACAAAGCATAATAAACTATAATTCTATAAATATTCATACTGTTATGAATTTTATTAATATGGGATTAGGTGGTATATCTAATTTACATTATAATAGTTCTAATGAATTATTGATTAAATTAGCTATTAAAGAATTAAATGAAATGAGTATTTTGACTAAACCAAAAATAAAATCTATAGATTCATGTACTGTAGACCTGACACCTAATTTATGTCCTTATATTTATTATTTGCCAAATGCTTCAAATATTTTATCTATAAGTGGTTTTAGTGGTTCGGGATCAATGATAATTGATAATAATTTTACTGAATTAATAGTAAATAGTGTTATAAACGGTAAATTAGATAGTCAATTAAACACATTTAAACCTAAAAATAATTTTTTATATAACTTAAAAACACCAGAAGATAAAAAAACTCCACTATCATCGATTATTTAAAGATAGTAATATGAATGATACTATATGGATGAATTTGAGCGTAATTTATACAAATATGATATTCCAAAATTAAATATAGAAGATAGAATTGGATATACGCAGTATATAGATTTTATTAAATGGGATGAATTTACAAATCCAATCATGAAAGGATATGATATTTTTGGAAGAAAATTTGTTGTGATTAAAATGATAATAAATGATATCAAAATAATGCAAACTTTTTTTCAAAGACATTCATTTGGTAGACTATGGATGGGGTGTGGTCATGCTACTGTTAATTTAATAGACACTTCAAGTGGTATGAGTAAAGAACAATTTAATTTAATAAGCCAATTAATAAATAAAGAAAAGGTTAAAATTAGAAGCGAACATAGACCTGTATTAGATTCTTTTATAGATAATTATGTTGTATTATATAACGAAATAAAATGGAATGCTGCTATAAAAATACAAAAAGCTTGGCGTAGATGTAGGTGGAATCCTGAATATATAATGTGTGCAAACATTTCATTAAAAAAAATAAATAATTTAAGAAAAAATGATTTATACTAATTTTTTATAAAATGATATATTCGTTTTTAAATTTTTAATTTCATCTCGGTAACTATCAATTAAAGTCATAACACCATCATACCATTTTTCATATTGTAAAAGTGTTTCTTCTAATGAATTTTTATCCAATACAATAATTTGACCATTATCTGTTTTTATATTAAATTCTTTCAAAGATGCTTCTAATTTTGTTTTAATAATTTCTTTTTTTGATATATCTGTTTCTAAGTTTTTAATTTCGTATTCAATATATTCATAATCTTCATCTAATTTTTCTTTTATATCATAAATTTTAGATATATTTTTCGTAACACATTTTTTAATATAATTTTCATTTTTATCATTTTCATTGCTATTATTTTCTTGTAAGTTTTTTAAACATTTTTTAGTAAATTCTTGCTTTTTTTTATATATTTTTGTATCAACAGTAGTAATTTCATCTAGTATCTGATTTGATTCTATGCTTATATTTGATAATTGTTCATTTAATTGTTTAATAATTTTTTCATGTTTAGTTATTTTACTATAAATTTTATTATACTCTTCTAAATCATTTTTAGTTTTAGTAATTTTAGGTAGTAACATTTTTAAACCTAATTGGCATTTTGCTAATTCTTCATTTTTTTCTTGTAACTTTTCTTCATTTTTTTTAATTTTTTGTTTCATTTTTAACTTATCTTGACTTGTTTCTAACCAATATTTACCTATTTTTTTTGCTAAAGCGATTCTTGATATAATACCTGAATTACTAGATTTTCTAGATTTTCTAGAAAGACGTGAATTTTTAGATACCTTTTGTGATTTAATTATTGGTTTACGTGTTGGATTTAATAATCGTTTATTTCTTTCGGAGCTTAGGCATACTAATTTTTTACTATTTTTAGAATTACGTGATGTTAATAATTTTTCTCTTTCGCTCATTAATTGATTATTACTATATCCAATATAATCATATTCTTCACACTCTGAATTATACGCGGTTGAACTATATTCCATATTATTTTCTTTTTTTTTACTTCGTAAAGATAACTCTTCTTCTAAAATTGAAATTATAGATTCAATACATTTTTTATCTAAAGAGTTATTTCTAGATAATCCTTTAAGCTGTGATTGAAGGTTTTTTTTAAATGTGTGTATATTAAATTTTTTATTTGTAGGAAAATATTTACTACAAATATTTTCCAATAATAAATCTCGACTATCAATATCTTTACGGATATTTTTTTTTCTAATATGTAATAATTCTAATAATTTAGTAAATATACTATCGGTGTATTTAGGTTTATTTTTTTTAAATTCGTTCTCTAATTTAACCTGTTTTGATAATTGATTTTGCCGTAGTTCCTCCTCTAATGATAAATTACTTAGTGCTCTTTTTATAATATTATTTCCAGAAATTGATGAACTGCTGTCACTTTTTTTCATATATATATATATTTACATAATTATTTGTATAAATCGGTAATATTTTTAAAAGTCCCACCTTCTTTATTTCTAGCATGTATTGACTTTACTACTGAATTATTTTTAATATAAGCAATAATAAAGGAGTTAACTTCTAACATATTCTTAAAATTTTTTAAAAATGATATATTATTTTTATTATCATCAATTTCTAAAATATAGTTGTCTTTTATATTTATTTTAAATGCTATTTCAAACTTATTTACTATAATTTCTGTCCAATTCATATAATTAAATTATAGATAATTAATATCCATATTTTATATATTAATTTAAATGTGGTAATATATTAATGCTATTATTAGTTGCACTTATAATATTATTATTGTCGGTATTAATTAATTTATATTTAACTAAAAGAACATATATTAAAACATATTTAAATTATCACAAAAGTTTACCAGATTTATTTCATCAACGTTTACCTTATAAGAATTTAGAATATATTACCGATAAACTACCTGTAATGTATACAATATTATTAGCTTTATTAGTGTTTATTAACAGAAAAAGATTGCCTATTAAATATATTTTATGTATATTTATAATTCAATTTTCTATAATATTGTTATTAAGGTGTATATCATTTACACTAACACTTATACCACCACCGAATAAAGACTGCATCTTAAAAAAAACATATATTAAATATCGAAAAATTAAAATGTTAATGAAAGACCTAATAACTGGTAGATTTCATGGAGGATGTGGTGATTTATTAATTAGTGGTCATATGAATATTATAATATTGTGTACTTTGTATATTATTCATTATAACTTATTATCTGTTATACCAAAAATAATAATATGGTTGATTACAATTGTACCTGCTGTAATGATATTAATTTCAAGGTGTCATTATTCTATAGATATTTTTTATTCATATTTAATTACTATTGGTGTATTTTATTTAACAATTGAAAAATTTAAGAATTTTATAAATATATAAATAAATTTGAATTTAATAATATTTAAAAACTATAAATAAATATGAATTGGTGGTTTATAGTGCAAATAGATAGAGATTTTATAACTGGTATATATGGTGATGGATATAGACTATATCGAGAAGGTAAAACTACCTATGATAGAGTTTTTGGAAAACAATATGACAATAATAAATTAATAGTAGAAACTTATAGTGGTGAAATAGTCGAATTAGATTCTGAACCTAATAGTGAACAGTTTAATAATTTATTACATAATCCATGGAAACAATGGGATAAACTTCATGGAAATCATCCATTTTACAAAGAAGATAGAACTGATTATGAACCTTGGTTAGCAAAAACTATAAAAGAAAGCGCCGAGTGGTTATCTCTTACTTAATATAAGTAATTTTAATTATTTTTGTTAACTATTTTAAATTATATGAATAATTTATTTGATATTATAATTATTTGCAATCAAATATTATTGATAAATAATATTCTTTATTAAGATACCGAAACGAAATATTATAAAGTAATATAATTTTAGATGTGTATTAAAAATGGTAATACAACTAGTATAACTTTGTTATTTAGTTATATAGATTATATATAATTTTACTCCATTCTGATGGATCCAATGTTCCTTTTGGTGGAGAATTAAAGTATTCCCAATTAAACACTCCTCCGAAATTAGGATATTTAGATTTTATTTTTTTTATCTCGGTAAGTACCGAGTCAAAATCTTGACCAGTAATCATCCCTATAACTACTTTTTCAGATGGATATCCATTAGTAATGCATTCCTGATATGCTTCAAAAGAGAAATCACCATAGAATTGAATATTGAATAATTATTCTCCATTCATTAATATTATATAAATCTTTATAAATAAATCCACACATATCTTATTGGTCATACTGGAATGATGATTGAATAGGTACCATAGCTACTGTAAATTTTGGATATTCTAATTTTATCTTTTTTAATTAACATTTTGATGTTATAATTGATACTATTCTTCTATATCTAAGGTAATTGCGAATAACTTTTGAAAAATTATTAGTTGACACCTCTATTGATAAGGCCATA